CCCAGTTTCCGCCTGCAAGTTTAGCGTTGTATCCGCCTGCCAGTGTAGCGTTGTCTACGACATTTTCTTTTTCTGAAACATTATCAACTTCTTCTTTAATCTGCCGATAGGTTACGTCAAAACTTGCCTTAATAAATTCTGCTAAAGACAGCCTTGCACCGATTTTTAGTTTCTTCGTGCAGTATTTTTTATCGTCATCCGTAAATGTCTCGTCCAATGCCTCTACTTCCGCAAATTCGCACATTTCGCCGTTATCATCAATCAGCGGATAATGGTCAAGTACGTCCATAGGATTTTTGCAGAAGTGCATACCATTCACGCAAATATTAGCTTCGCTTTCTTCAAAAATCGTGTTCTCTGCGTACTGCTTATCTTTGCAAATAAGCCCCTTGCGAAAACCTTTATATCCTTTCATTCCCATTTTTATTCCTCCCCATTGCATACTTTCAAAGTTTCATCATCTGTCCTGCGAATAACAATTAACTGGCGGCTTACATCTGGAATCCTGTTTTCGTCCAAGGATTCTGTATCATCAATCCAAATCGGAAGGCGAATACTATTCATGTCCTGCAATCCTTTTAACAGGAAAATTTCTGCAAGGATTCTGTCTCCATGGTTCAGTCCATTGAAATAATCAACGCCATTTACATTGATTCTCAAAGTTTCCTTAATATCTCCGCTTAATGTTTCTTCGCTCATTTTGATTTTGATAAACTCAAATTTCCTGTTTACCATATCCTCCAGAGCGGTGTTTTTGGCAATGCTGAAATCCTGTAGCATATCAATCCGGCGTTCAACGTCAGCCGTTTTCTGTGCCTGCTTCTTGACGGATTCTTTCAACGAATCAATTCGTTTTTCTGTATTTTCGGTATCTCTGATAATAACTTTGATTTCAGATTCTTTCTGCGAAAGGTCAGCCTTATAGTTACTGATCCTCTCCGTTACCTGCCGCCATAAATCAGTTGATTCAAAAAGTTTAGAGGATTCTTCCTCTGCTTCTTTAAGCCGTTTTTCAAGCGTTTTATATTCTTCCGTTTTCTCAAAGCCGATAGAAAGCAATTTTTCCAAATTAATCTCCAAAGACTTTCTTATTTCTCTTTTATCAAAAACCTTTTCAGCCCATTCATTTGATTTTTTATTAAAATCTAAATATGTATCAGTTTCTGCTTTGATTGCGGATTCAAGAATATCAACCTTGTCTTTAAGTTCACATAAAGTATCTTCTTTTTCCTTGTATAATTTTTCTTTTACAACCTCTATTTCTTCTGAATTGAACCCCCTGCCACATTTAGGGCAAATATAGTCATTTCCGTACTGCACCGCGTCCATGATAGAATGGCAGTTCTTCAATTCAGTGCATTTCGATTTTAATGAAGAAATCTCTCCAAAAACTTTCTCAGATGATTCGTTGTATTTTTTAACTTTTTCCGAAAAGTTATCAATATCCGCATCGATAGCCACTATAGATTTTTTCAGAGTTTCGATTTTCTCGTTTTTTGCTTTCTTTTGCTCGTCCTCAATGGCTGACATCTTCTTTTTCAAGTCATCAACCAGACCGACAAGATATGTATATCTGTCTATAGAAATATTCAGCGTTTCTTTCAGATTCTCCATACTATCAATGTTTCCGATAATAATCGCTTTCTCGGATTCCAATTTCTGCAAATCAGAATCGTCCGACCTGTCAAGTCTTCGCTGCTCGTAGTCCAATTCAACATTCAGCCTGTCCAGTTCTCCGTTTTCGACAGAAAGGCGTTTTTTTAGTTGCTTCAATGCGTCCTCTGTTTTCTTTCCTGCGGTCATTTCGTAAATGCTCTGATATTCTGCATTTTCCTTGCAAAAACGCTCAATATCGAACCCAGAAAGACCTTCAATGGCTTTTCTTGCATCCGCAGTCGATTTTTTCAAGGTCGACAAAAATACAGACGCATTAGAACACATTGCCACCGTTTCGGGCGGTGCGATACTGGCTAAAAAATCGTTTACTTCCGCAGTTTTCGCAGACACGCCATCAAGCATATAAACAGTTTCATTCCCGATAAAAACACCCTTGCGATACTTTCTTTTAGTCACTTTTCTGATTTCGCGTTCAATTCCGTTAATTTCCAAAGTAATCGCTCTTTCGATTTCCTTGACAGGCTTTTCTTCTCCGTTCTCATCCACAGGACAAATATTTGTCGGTGCAGCACCATTCGCAAATTTCCCTGTCATAACATCAAAGTAGGCGTTCATCAGGGTAGACTTGCCGCAACGGTTTTTACCTCTGATTTCCGTTTTCTCGGAAAAGTCAACCTCTACATTTTCAGCACCCATATAGTTTTTAAGGCTGATTTTTTTCAATAACACTTCCGTCAATCTTTCCACATCCTTTTAACACACTCGCTACAACCAACGATTTCTCCATCATCCCTTTTATAAAGGTATTCGTATTGCGTCTCTTGGCAGTGCGGACATTCTTCCTGCTCTTTTTCGCAGTAGCCGCAGCTGTCACATTCAGTCTTTATTCCTGTCCTGCATGGGTAAGCCATCATCATCACCGCCAGCAAGCATAGCTAAGATTTGTTCGGCATCCACAAATTTATCTGTTTTCAGATACGCGATAACCGCCTTTACCCTGCCGTTCAGTTCCCAAAGTTCCTGCAACTCATTATCTGGTGTTAATTCTCTGCCGTTTTTCATTCTCTCTTTCCTCCTTCTTCCGCCTTTTATATTTTTTTGAGTATTCTTTCTTGTAGGCATCGACCTTCTCTTTATTGCTCTCTTGATAAGCGCGCACGCTTGCTATGTATCTATCTCTGTTCTTTCGGTAACGCTCCCTAGCCTTTTCGCGAATCCTCTCTTTGTTTTTCTCGTAATAGCTTTTCTGGTATGCTTTGGCATATTCTTTGCGTTCTGAATAATACTTTCTGAGGTATTCTTTTTTTCTCAAGCCTGTCTTGCTTCTCGTCATCCCTGCAATTCTGTTGATTTCAGCGTCCGTCACATACTCCTTTCGCGAAAAATCATCACAGATGCAATCTGGGTGCGGACATTCAAAACAGTTAAAATTGCATACAGGCTCTTTCATTTTTCCTGCCCTCCGTAGAACAAACTGCCGATTGCGATTGCAATCATGACGCTGCTCGCGAGATAAAACATCATTCGCCCGTCAGCATTTTCCAGAACAAACACCATGACACAAAGAGAAAGAAGCGTTCCCAAAAACATAGCTGCCCACCGCAGCAGACCACGGCGGATGTAAAACGCAGTCCGTTTCCAATTTCTCATAACCTCACCACTTCCCCATCACTTTCAAAAAACTGGCTATAGCGGAAACTCTCTGTGTATCCTCCTGCAAAAATGGCGGTGAAGATGAATGGATACAACCCTGTTACCGTTCCCGTTCTTCTTTTTCTCAAGACGTTTGCTCCGTGCCTGTCCTTGCCAAACTCAAGCACCTTGATTTTCTTCCCTACAAACAGCCGCTTTTGCGCTGCGTCTCTGATTTGTTCGATTTTCATACTTTGCACCCCTACCTTTGCTACACTCCGGGCAATAATAGCCCTTCCCGATATCCTGCGTTGCGGCAATGTTCCAAACCTTACCGCAGATATTGCAGGCTACTACTCTTTTATTTGTTGGCGTTCTGCGCGGCAACCCGATTGACATTTCCTATCCCTGCCCTTCTTATTTCTTCTGGTTAAAAAAGGCATACAGGAAAATCAGAACCATCTCCGATGCGATTGTCACGAAAACGCCTGCTACAAATGGATTTACATACATCTTCAACACCTCACTAACAGACTACATAAGTTCAGAATTGCGCAGATGAACCAACAGAACCAATACAATTTATTTTTCCCTTTCATTGCTAATAGCGCATATATTCCGCAAAGCAACAGATCTAAAACGATTAAAAGAATTTTCAATATCATTCCTTCCCCTCTGCATCTTCTTTTTTCTGCTCTGCCATGCTCTCAACTTTGCCGAGGATATAGCCCTTATCAAAATCGGACATCTGCGGAATTGCTTCTTTCAGCTTCTCTACTACCTGTTTTTCCTTTTCGCTCATTTCCTGCACCTCCTTCCTTAAATTTTCTTCCCGTTATCGTCAACCGCATAAAACTCGCTAATATGAGTTTCTCCGTCAATAAAATCTACATCCACAGCAACATGAAAATCGTTTTCAAAGTGCAGCGTGATAACATTTGCGATTCCCCCATCACTACATTCCGCTGTTTGCTCATGAGCTTCTACAAACCGAAACCCTGTTAAAACATCAAATTCATTTAATTTATCAATGTTCATCTTTCTTTCTCCCTTCTATGCGCAATATTTAATCTCGTACTCGGAGACAATTTTCGAGAAAATCTCCCGAAGTTTCTTGTCCCCCTCAATCACATCAATTTTTCTGATACTATTGATTGCGGTTTTGGTCGCACCAGAATTTCCCATCCTCTGCTTCATGTTTCTAAGCCTTGTGCCTAAGTCGCATCCGGCTCTTTGTTCCAATTCTGAATACAGTTGGGTATTCAATGTTTGAAAATCAATTTTGGAACTAAACTGAACACGTTTAATTTTTCTGTTAATCTCAATCCGCCAATTATCCAGTACAGGTTTAACAGCTTCCTTAATTGTTTCTGTAGTTTCAACCGCCTTTTTCGCTGTTTCATTCGCAAGTGCAATCTGCCTGTCTCGCTCTTTATCTTCCAACTCTTTATTAGCGATGCTTTGCGCCAGCTTTAAGATAAGCTGTGTTTCCGGCGATAATTCCTCATTGACAAGCTGTCTTGTCTTAAAATATCCGTTCACAAGCTGTCTTTGAACCGTCCATGACAAGTCATCAGAAAACGGCTTTACCAACATTAAATATCCCTGCTCAGTTAATAGCAAAATTCCGTTCGGAGCTGATACATTGAAGAGAGATTTTGCTTCGTACGTTTCACATACGAAGTAATCTTCCCCTTCTCTGAAACGAGTTTTGTTCCTGTTGAAAGTTGCCCTCGCCGTTCCCTCAGGTCTTTCATGGACCATATCAACGTCTTTCAATGTCACAACTCTTTGCCCTCGATATTCTTTTACCGAAATATCAGTATTTTGGATATGAACCAAATCGTTCATTGCACCATTCCTTTCTGTGTTATAATTTCCTTATCAAATGATAAGGAGGTGAATTTATGGCAAAATGTCCATTGAACAATTTTTCATCATGCCAAAACGATTGCGCTTGGTATCTTCCCAAATCGCAGTGCTGCTCTGTGGCAAAACTAGCAAAATTAAACAGCATTGATACAATTTCGGAATTAAAAGCAATCCAGAGAAATCTTTCAAGTATCGAAGAACGAATCAATCGTTGATTCTAATCAAAATCGTATTTGCGATTCTGTCGATTTCTCCTGCAATACGGATTTTCACATGAACATCCTGTGTCTTTTTGCCTTCCTCTTCCAACTCTTTCATCTGTCGGAAGAGGATTTCTTTTACATCCGAATCAATTTTTCTTTCTTCCATCGTTCCACCTTCCTCCCTGTTTTGTGGTATAATCCCTTTAAAAATTAGTATCGCATCCATCATATTACCCTTGATATTGAACTAATGAAGGCTACAATAGAAACTGCTAATGCAACCAAAGAAAAGTAAAATACTTTTTTCATCCCACCACCTCCTTATTTCGTTTACCTTGTAAACATATTATAGTCCCTAAGAAACCCAATGTCAATACTAAATGTTGACTTAGTAAATATTTCGGTGTATAATAGGTATGAAAGGAGGGATAGAATTGAACGAAAGAATCAAAACATTAAGAAAAGAGTTGAAAATGACTCAAGACGCATTTGCATCCAAAATCGGTTTGTCAAGGAATTTCATTGCGCAGATTGAAATTGGAACGAAAGTTCCGTCTGCCCGAACAATTTCAGACATTTGCAGAGAATTTGATGTAAATGAAAACTGGCTAAAAGATGGTACCGGAGAAATGTTCATCGAAAAAACAAAAAGTGAGCAAATTTGGGAAATGCTTTCGGATGTAACGAAAGAGGATGACGAATCTTTTAAACATCGTCTTATTGCAGCTCTTTCAAATCTTGATGAATCTGGATGGATTGTATTGGAAAATTTAATAAACGATATTCAGAAAAAAGGGTAAAAGAAAATCGAGGGTAATGTACAAACCCTCGATTTTTATGTAAAAAAATAATTATAAAAAAAGGTTCTTAACAGCCGTGTATATCGCCTTCAAAAATTCCCTGTTATCGCAATTCTTTGTCATTTTAATGATTTCTTTTCTATAAAATTCGTTTGTTCTGTGAATATTATCATTTCTTGTCATAATCTTAACGCCCTTTCTACATTTTCGACATTTTTAGCTATAGACTTTTTATTTTCAAGGTTTACAATAGATATTAGGCGGCGAGAACGCCAATCCAAACGCCGCCTAACAACCAGAACTGCGGCGTACCTGTTTTTTTAGGTACAAGCCAATTATACCAGAAGGGAGAAGGATTCCATTGCAGTTGACTACCAGAAATTCGGCAAAACTTTCCATTCGACTACAAAACAGAAAGGTGTGTGAGTTATGGGGTAAAACAGGGGCAATGTATATCGAATCTTAAATCCGAGTTATGCCGCGAGATGCTTCTAAAGGGGTGGAGCATCGCGCAGCTTTCCATCCAGTGCGATTTATCATACAAGGCTATGTATAATATCATCAATGAGGAAACGGAAGATATGCGGCTGTCCACGTTCGTTAGAATCTGCGACAATGTCGGTATATCTCTGGTAAAGGTTCTGGAAATTTCCAATTCGGAAATTATTGACGATGGGCTGTCCAAGGCTCTCATCACTTGTGGCGGCAATCGTTACATATTGAAACGAATATTTTAGGATTGAGGGGCTTTTATTAGCCCCCTTTCCTTTTTACCTGTAGGTGATTCTCTCGATACGGTCCAAAATTTTGTCCGCATCCTGTTCTAACTCTGGGAAATATTTTACAATGTCAATCGGATATTCTGGATAACTCCCGACCTCATTCTTGTAAATCTCCCTTGCGGCGTTCAAATCGTATCTTTCGGAAAGTCGGGTCAAAATACAATGATACAGATAGCTGCGGCTGTTTCCGCTGTCTCTGCAAAGTCGATACATCCTGCCCTTGTTCCTCTCGTACCAGTCAGATACAATCGGCACTCTGGGCGTGAAATCCTCTGCGAGCGGTTCTTTGTAATATGGCTCTTTCTGCACCGCTCTGACCTTGAAATAGGCGTTTACAAGCTGCCGCTGCACCTTCCACGATAAATCATCGGTAAAGGACTTCGCTATAAGCAAATATCCGCTTTCGGTCAATAGCGTTATTCCCCTTGTTGGAACATCAATATTCAAAAGGGACAAATTGTCCCTTTTAGAAATATCCCTTGTCGCAACAATAAAATCCTCGTTTTCGATAAAGTGTTTCTTGTTCCTTGTAAAGTTTCTTTTTGCAGTTCCGGCTTTGTTTCCGTGAACCGCATCAATGTCCTTGAAGGTTACAACTCTTTCGCCGTTGTACTCTCTGATTTGCATTTCGGTGTTTTCGATAGTAATAACGCCATTCATTTCCATAACCTCCTTCAATCTTAACTTGAAAGAGATTTCCCTTTATGTTAAAATATTCCATAGAGAGAAATCTCCGTTTTAGAGTAGTCAGATACCGCCAAGTAATCGTTGACTACTCTTTTTCTTTTGCCAAAAGAAGATGTATCCCTCTCCTAATTGCTTCGCCTTTGGTAATACCGTATTTCTCACAGTATTCTTTCAGCCTGTTTTCAGTTTCGGCATCAAGACGAATGCTAAATCTGTTAGACTTAGGATTTTCCGCTTTCGGTCTCCCCGCTGGTGACATCAAACCACTTCCTTTCTTGTCACACCTTTATTATATTTATGTCACACATAAATGTCAATATTTTTTTGATTTTTTTGTGCGTCCGTTTTTTGGACGTACAAATTTCGATTGTGATAACGTCTGTCATATAATTCACCATCCTTTAAAATTTGATTTATCTGCAAAAGAATGATAAAATATGATTACCAATCAATTAGCAGATTTTTTGGTGTTGAGTAGCCCGTCCTTTTATCTTGCCGGATAAGCGGGCTACTCTTTTTTAAATATTCCTTGCCTTTTGGTATTCGTTTTCAATACCGTTTCTTACTACCTCAGCTTTGCTTACTCCGAATTTTTCTGCCGAAAACTCCAATTTTTCCATTGTTTCTTTGTCAATCCTCGTTCTAAGCATAATGTCTTTCGGATTATCCTTTATTTTTTGACCCAATTTCGGAGACATTTCCACCACCTCCTTTCAAATCGTTGCTACAATTTAATTATATAATGTTGCTACATTTTGTCAAGTGTTTTCTTAAAATTCCCAAAAGAAAAAGCACCGCTTTTCTGCGATGCTCATTCTCTATTGCTTTTTATTCTTTTTCTTTTTTGATTCTATCCTTATTCCGTAATTTCCATGTAAACAGCTTTCACACAAGGGATTGTTATAGACTTCCCCAAAATACTTGTATATTTATACTCCCCTGCTGATTCGCCGTAGAATGTTACAATATCATCTTCAAGGAATTTTCCATCCTTGTTGTCTGGGCTGAGCTTTACAAACACATTATCATCCCATAAACCGTAATCACCTTCCGTAACAGGAATCAAATATTCGGAAGTGCTACTGTCAGAATCTTTCACGACCTGCCTAATTTGTCCGCGGAACTTCACTTTCTGCCCTTCGTATTCGTCTGGTTTCCTTGCCAAATCATCATAGGAAACATCTATGCACTCAGACTTGTACTGCTCAGGCGAAATATTTTCTGAATCGTCTTTTTCCCCTGAACCATCTCCGCCGCCAATCGAAGCAATCGCAATAATAATTAAAAAAATCCATGCAATAATAAATTTCAACTTACCGCCTTGCTTTTTCCGACAATTCGGGCAAATCTTAGCTTTTTTCGGAATATCTGACTGGCAATGTTTGCACTTTTTTACTTCATTTTCTTTGTTTTCCATGGTTAAACTCCTTTTCAATATTATTTTCTCGCTTCAACGTATACCTCATACTTATCAAATTCATTTTCTGGGAATAGCTCAAATTCTTCCGTAACTGTTCCGCCTGCGCTCAGTTTGTAGCTATTATCGTCTAAATATTTGTAATCAGAACCAACTACTTTCCCATTTTTGAAGAAAAATACAGTTGCCTTTACAAATTCCATATCATAGTTTCCTAAGTTTGTAGCAGCAACAAGAACCTTATCCCCTGCTTTGGAGGAAGTTGTTTTCAAATCTGCGGTTGCTGATTTGAAATATGTTTCTTTTTCTGTTTTTAATGTATATGTTGTTTTTGCAGGAACACTATCAAAAATATGTGTCAAGATAGCTGTTTCTCCACTGCCGACAACAGGAGCAGAATCAGACTTTGCCCCGATAGAATTTCCTGCCGCATCCTTTGCAACTACATTGCTTTCAATCCTCAGCGCATCGGGAGAATTATTTGTTACAAGAAGGTCATAATAAAAAGAACCGTATTTCTCATAATAGTATTCTTTTGCGCTTAATTCTGTTGTCTGATTGCTTGTTGTTGGCGTGGTATTCTGCGGCTTTTCGCCAAGATAAACCGTTTTCGTTGCGCCATCCCATGTAACTTCTTTCCCCACGGCTTCAGCTACCGCCCTAACGGGCAAATAGGTAGTTCCGTTGTAGGTAAACGGTTCTTTGCTTGTGGAAAGCTGTTTCCCATCGACAATGATCTTGATGTTGCTGAATGATACGGGGATGTTCATATTTGCCACCTTCGCAAATGCCACCGTACCAGAACACAAGACCATTGATGCAATCACAGCACCGCAAACCATGTCTTTTAATCTTTGAAATTTCATATAAAACCCTCCTTTTTGTTTTGTCCTTCCATCATATAACACTAACAATTTTTTTGCAATATTTTTTGTCTTTTTGTGAATATTTTGCCTTTTTGGTGGGTTTTTGGGGTTCTGCTTTCAAAAAATTTTTCGCCCTATTTTTGGCAAAGAAAAAAGCACCGCATAAAGCAGTGCCATTTCTCACTTTTATCCACCGGGAAATCTTAATCATTTTTATAATACCAAAAACAGAAAACATTTTCAATATGCATTTTCGCCCTATATTCGCCCCTATAAGCCGCCTTTTTATTTCACTTGACCGATTAACCGCCGAAAAAAGAAAACGCCCTCTCACAAGTCGCAGAGGGGCAGAGAAAGCATTTCCTTGTTCATCTTCTCAAGGTCGAATTTTTCAAGCCTTGACAGGTCGAACGCCTGCAATTTTTCTATACATTCCTTCCTTGTTTTTCCGTAAACACCTATCAACATACCGCTTTTTGCTTCTGTCACGCCCCAAGAGCCGCCAGAGCCACAGACATAAAAGGCGAATCTTCCACGCTCCACCCTGTACCCTTCCGCAAGCACACGCTCCTTTTTTTGCCCTGCAAGCTGACGGACTGCGAAAAAATTTTCTTTCTTCATGCGCTCCGTTCCTTAATCCAACAAGTCTAAAATGGACTGCAACCCATCTTTATCCCAACCGTCATCAACGGCAACCTGTAGCAGCTCTCTAATTTCGTTGATAAACTGATATGGTGCTAATTCACGGATTTTCTTTTCTGGCAGATGGAAAGCCCACGATACATCCATGCCGCCATGTGCATTATCACTGCTTTCAATCCAATTATTCGTTGTATTTGCAGTGGTGTACCACAGATATTCAGAAATTCCACCCCATTCTCTTGTATCCTCTGCAAATTTGATTGCCATGTTGATATAATAATCTAATGCCATGTTAAATTCTCCCTTCTTTTTTAACTTTGCTCCGCTTTCTTTTCCATTTTACCTACCCAATCCGCAGAACGTCAAGCCCTGCGGATGCCTTTTTTAAAAGTACGCCTTTTCATAACACACTTTCTTTAGGTAATGAATTTTTCTTTCCAATCCGCCGCCTAAGTCCATTGCATAAAGCATTACATTCAACGGAACAGCATTTAACAGTTTTTCATACTGTTTTATCTCCGGCATAGAGTTTAGCCACTGTTCCCATTTTTCATGCTGTACATTAGCTGTATGCTCAATTTTTAACAGTGCATCAGATGGCACATATCCCATGGGATTAACATACCATGTGATTTTGCCGCAATTTGCAATATGAGCAATGGTTTTATAATCTCCATTTTCCTCTATTGCCTTATTGCAAACAGTGATTCCATTTCCCAAACAGCACATAAACAATTCAAATTTTTTCATGATTATCTTTCCTTTCTTTTTCTCATGTTCACTTTTCTTAATAATAATACCAACAAATAAAACCTTTTTCCGTATTGTCTCGACTGCTCCAAGGTGTATAATGTGCTGGCTTGTTCTGTCTCATATAATAAGTAGCTGCTTTATTTATCTCTTTGCAAAATTCTTTAGCTTCTTCCTCTGTTGTTTTGATTTCAAATGTACGGTTATATCTTCTCATTTTTCTTCCCCTCCTCATTCTTTTTTTTGGCTTGTCTCATCAGTTGGAAGGTTGCCGCCCTACCCAAGACCGCCATTATGGCGGTTTCGACTGTTTCATCAAATTATTTCCATAATCTTTTCTCGGTTCCCCCTGTTTAGTAGCTTTTTGCATTCCTGCTCCGTCAGTTTTCCATCTGCAATTTCATTCAGAAGGGTTACAGCGTGCAAAAACTCTCTCCATTGCAATTCATAATAATGATCTGCGGCTTCTTCTCTTTCTTCATTCATTGGGTCTTTATCCCATTCATCTTGTGCAAGGTCTGCAAGTTTTTCCCATCTGTTCAGTCTGTAAATGCTTTTTTTAAGTTCGTTTCTTAATTCCATCATATTATCACCCTTTTTAACCTTTCGTTTTCCGTCTGCCATCATCAGAGCCGGGAGACTATCCCACGGCTGACGGTCATTTCTGACCGTTTCGGCTTTTATGCTACCTCCTGCCATTCGCTTTCCATCCACACATTATAGAGTTGTTCTTGACTATATTCTGTGTACCAGCAGATTTCACATTTTAATTTTTCGCTTTCTTCCTCGAATGTAATAATCAAGTTGTTTCCGACCACTTCACAGTCAATGAATTTCCCCGTTACTCCGTAGTCAATTTCAGAGTTTTTATACCAGTTGTTAATCTTTTCTTTTAAATAGTTTTTCATGGTGGATTCCCCTTTCGTGTCCTCTGTTGCTTTCTATGGTCTTATTATATATCATGTTATATATAATGTCAATACTTATTTTGAAAAAATATATAAAATTTTATATATTACAATATATTGCGCAACTCCATTTAATATTGACTACATATATAAAGTGTTATATAATAAAAGAAAACGAATGGAGGTTTTAATATGGGAAAGACACCTGAATACACCAAAAAAGCAATCAATAATTATCGGGACAAATTCGACTTTATACAAATCAGATTCCCAAAGGGAACAAGGAAACGCCTAGAAGCTGCTGAAATCGGAAATATCAATGACTATGTTGTTGATTGCGTCCTTAAATCATTGGGAGACATTCCCGCAGAAACCGAAGAAATGCAAGACACTACACCAAATACAGAAGCAGCGGAGCTTCCCCCTGTAGAGCCAGAAACACCAGAACCGACCAATCCCCTACCCGATGCGGAAACGCCCGTCAGCACGCCCGAAAACGGCTTGAAACCGCTGACTATTGAGGATATTCAAGCCATGTTCGATAACAGGAAAACGGACGAAATCAGACAGGAGGAAGAAAGACAGGAGCGGAAAGAACAGGAGGAGCAGGAGCGGCGCAAGCTGCTAGCTAATCCCGAATATGCCGCCACCTATGCCCAGCTTATGGCAATGGAGACCGCAGAAAAGGAAAAGAAACGCGCCGAAATGCTCACCAGAGCGAGATTAGAAACATTGTAAACCTGACCGCCAGAAATGGCGGTTATTTTAATTGACAATTTTCTATCTTTTTCGAGATATATTTTTGTGTCTTAAAAAAGCCACATTCCATTGACTTTGTGGCTCAAAAATAGTATGATATATGAAATCAGGAAAGGAGATTGATAAATATGATTAGATTCAAATTTTCGGTTTACGAGGCGTTGGAAACAGCTGGCATTACTTCTTACACTGCTATTAAATATGGGGTATTTTCGCAAGAAACATGGCGGAAAATTAAGAAAAATGATACAAATATCAGTATGAAAACGTTAAACAATATTTGCAAAATCCTAAATATGCAGCCAGAACATTTAATCGAATACGTTCCAGATGATAATTGACAACTGTATATCTGGGAAAATCTAGCTTACTTTAGACACCGATACCCCATACAAGCATCTGTATCTGTAAGGGGTTAAAAAGAATGTAATCTAGTATCTTACTTTATACAGTAAAACCAATGAAATCTAATATATTCAAGAATGAAATCTAAAAAAGAATTTAAGTACGTAGTAATATATTAGATCTTAAAACAAATACAGAAACCGATTAAATCATAAAAAATAAAATTCCCTATTGACAGAATGATTAAATTTTTGTATCATATCCCACAAGAAAGAAAATTGAATTTAAAAGGCATCCAGCTAACGCCGTTGCTCTGGATGACCTGAACGGCAAGGACGGCACCCCAATTATTGATTAAGATACCAACACGCCACAGAATGAGAGTAAAATCTTTTTCTGTGGCTTTTTTAATTTACCGCAGCAGGAACGAGGAAGGAGGCGCGGAGCATGGAAAATAAAATTTATGATTCAGAAATCGAGGCGTGTCTAGATTCATTCTGTGCCGAAAAGGGGATCTCGGATATCTCCAAGGAATCCCAGAGCGTCTGGAATGCTGCCCTAATATATATTAAAAAAAATGTATTCCCAGACACAAAACAGTTAAAATCTAGTACTTTATTCAAAAATGGCATAGGAGCAATGAGTAATTGTAATGCCTATGACTATGAGCTTGTAGACCATATCTGCGATATATATATTTATTTATCCCTGATGAACGATAAAGAAGTATCTATCAATGGTTTTAGTTTTTTAACGGGGATAAGTAGAGATGCAATAAAAGAATGGGGAAATGGTAATAAAAAACTAAGTGATAAAGCTTTCAAAATTTACAAAAAGCTAGTAGATGTAAGGCTTGAGAGTTTATCGGGCAAACTAGCCACAGGAAAGCAGAACCCTGTAGGCGTTATCGCAATCCTAAATCACTTTTACGGTTGGAACAGCCCATATGCGCCAGATGCTAACAGACATCGCACCGCCCTATCAGCTGCCGAACTTCCAAGACTGAACGAGGTTAAAACTGTTGAAATTGCACAAGATGCAGACAGATTGACGGACAGCGGAAACGAATAAATCAATATCTAGTTTAAAATAAATGCTTGACACAAGATATTGATTTAAAACTATTCGCATAACTATCATTTTGCGAATAAATATAGAAAATTATAGCCAATGCGGATGAACAGCGGTTGTTGCGGCTTGGATGATTCCGCCGTTGAAAATGGACGGGGGTGGGGGTCTGGATGGAATCAGAAAAAGCCCCTGCTTAGTCCCACAAATATCCGCAAAAACAAAAAGCCCCCTGTCTGCATAAAGGAGTGAACAATATGTTTTCTTTAAGCCCATTTAGAAGAATTAAGGATTTAGAATTCGATGTCGATGTGCGAGACCGTACAATCGAAAATCTGAAAAAGGAGATTGAGGAATTAAAATCTCCTACAAGACCAAAGTATCATCCAAATACAACCTGTATTGACTGCGAATATTGCATTGTTGAGGAACGGGAAAATTACGGAAGTATAGGTTATGTAGGCTATTATTGCAAACTCAATAATAACTGCGAAGATTACACTTTGAAAGAGTAAGTAGGCGGTGTCACAAATGTACGATGAAAAAGAATGTTGCGGTAAGTGCAGATATGCCAGTGTAGACCATGAGTTGCTTTTTACCTGCAATAACGAGGATAGTGAATATTACACTGATTACACGGAATATGATTATGGCTGTGATTATTTTGAGACGAAGGAGTGAATGGTATGAGAATTTTGAGCCAAGATAGAACAGCTTCCATTGATGAAAGTGGAGTATCACTGTTAATCGTTAAAAATTATGTCAAGGCCATACTTAACGATACAACACTCAAGTCTATTGTTCTCGGAGAATATAGGAACGAAGAGCGGGCAATGGAAGTGCTTGCAGATATTCACGCCCTGTATGAAGAACTCCCCTTCTCTGGCAGCACAGTTTTTTATATGCCAAAGGAGTGAGCATGATGATAACGATTATTAGTCAAGATAGAAAGCATTCTGTTGGCAAGGATAAATTTCATAGAATAGATATTTTTAGACACGGGAAAGAAATCATTGCAGAAAAAGATGGGGAGCGAATACTACTTGGTCGCTATACGAAAACAGAGCGGTCTTGTGAAATATTCCAAAAATTATGCCTTGTCATAAGGAAAGACATTCCGAATTGTGGTGACTTTTTCTATATGCCGAGATATTAAACGCAGATATGTACCCTGTTTGTTGCGCTTGCCTTTGAGCGGTTTAGTTCATGACTGTACGGCGATTATGGCAAGAAACAAGGCGGCTATAGACGCTTATCTTCGGACGCAGGGTCTTATATATGCACCAGTAGTTTAATGGTGAGAACGTCAGACTTCCAATCTAACGGCGTGGGTTCGATTCCCATCTGGTGCTTTAGGCTTGTATGCGATTGCAACAAGACCGAACAAAAAACTTCATATTTTGCAGGGCATAAACGGCATTCGGTGCCCTGCTTTGGATTCTTAGCTCAGTAGGTCAGAGCATCCGGCTCATAACCGGACGGTCCTCGGTTCAAGTCCGAGAGAATCCATTTGCGGTCTTTCGGTATCGTGGTTTATCGCAACCATTGATTTTGCTGACTGACCGCACCCCATACAAATTTTTATCCCCTTCTTGTCAGTCCGTTTTTCTGGTTTCGTGACTGACGTTAAACTCAAAACTGAAAAACCCATAATTAGCCAACATACCGAAACGGTTATAACGGCGTGGTCTTGAAAACCATTGTGTCGGTTAAAATCCGACATGGGGGTTCAAATCCCTCTGTTGGCGTTAGGGTTCACGATGAAAACCTTACTCGCAACCTTATGGGTTAAAATCGTTGTAAAAATGCGTGCGCCGAAAGCATTCTTTTAGGTCTGCGATAAAGCGGACTTACCCCGGGTTATTAGTCTGTGAATAGGCACGGCATAATTCAAAATTGAATTATGGTAGATGGTGGCGGAATAGGTATACGCTGGGAGTTCCCATTATGAATAATAATGCCCAGAAAGCACTCTCAAAGGGACACAGAGAGATAAGTCTTTCATGCGTGGTGCAAATCCACGCCCGTCTAAGAGGTCTGGTCGCACCAGAATAGAGTGTTGGTTGCGTGAATCCCACTTGAATTAAAAAAATGCCGATGGCAGATTGGATGTCACACTTTCTGCCTATCGGAGACGCACACGTTATCCCGATTATTTGATTGAAAACGAAAGGCGGTGCTTGCAATGGCGCAAGGCGTAAAAACCATAAGCAAGAGAAAATTCTTTGAAGCGTTTGAGGCGTTCTGTAGCGGACGGATGACACTTTCCGCAGCAGCAAGACATATAGGAATCAGCGTGCCTACTGCCTCTAAATATTTCAACATGTACATAAAGGGAGAGCCGTTTCCCGATACACTGTTCGGGGATGAAGAAAGCCAGAATAAACTTGAAATGACTGAGAAATATGACCGCAGATTATTTGAGAAGTGGCAGTAGTCAATGAATATATAAAGCCTTTATGAAATTGTAATAATCATAAAAATAAACCATTGTCATATCTGTGGTAGAAAGCTGGTGAAACGGTGAATCTTGCAGAAGCAAAGGAGAAATATTATCCAACATACAAATATGCACTTGTTAATACCAAAAGCAACAAACCGCATTCACTTTATGTTGATAGAAAAACAGCTGAAGAAGAAAGACGCGATTTACGAAAATGTTATGGTGCTGTGCTAATTGTTGTTGACTTGTCAGAGGTGAAGAAATGAAAGAAACTATTTTATATATTTCCAAATCGGAACAGGATATACGAAGTTTTCTGAAATATCTTCAATCAAAGCTAAAAGCAGAACAAATGGAATGCATTTTAGATGAAAGATACGGTGTTTTGAGAGTTCCGAAATATTACGATATTGTTGGAAAGAGTGTTCATGGAAATATGCTTGGGGCAGGCTATGGATATTGCAAATATTATTGTTTTTCGGAAGCATATAACAGAGATGAGTATAGCAATATAGAAAATGAAAAACTCAAACATATTCTTATGCACACAAGAGAGGATGCGGAGGAAATATCAGGGCTTGATATTTTGTATATGTTAGGATTGGTTTGAAAGTTGGTGGAACAATGAGACATGAAAAAGAATGGTACACTTGCGATAGATGCGGCGTAAATATCGAAAGTAAATTTGTTTATACTTTACTAAAAGAAGATATAGAAAAAAATGCACTTCCAGCAGACGGAGTAATGAAAATTATTGGAACCCATATGTTTTGTTCAAGTAGATTAGATTTATGCCATAAATGCAGGAAAGATTTTGAGAGGTTTATGAACAATGAATAACTGCGATTTCATAACTTGTAGATACAACAAAGACGGTAAATGCACCGATACTGATAACCGAAAAGAATGTATTAAAGTCGCAAAACTGGTATTATGCAAGGATTTTGCCTATGAGAGAGAAAGCGATAACAGGTAAATACATAGGAAACGCCATAGGATACTGTCACTGTAAGTCTCATACTGGGGCGTTGAACAAGGAACTTGCTTACAAGCATAAATGTATCGCTAAACGGTGCAAATGGCTTGAGAAGTACAATGATGAGGCGTGGAGAAGGAAAGAAAGGTATGTGCGGTAAGGATGAAAAGCAAAACGTTTGATGAATTGGCGAAAGAAGCTGTTGATAATGCACTGAAGAACATTGAAATTAGCGGCGTTCACTTCAGACAGTTTGTTGAAAAATTCGGGAACGCCAACGAAAATACGAAATGCAATTTATCCATTTGTATATATAACAAGTGCGGAAACTGCATAGACGATGAAACCCGCAAGGGGTGTGTAACTTTTTCAAAAGAAGTTTTGGGAATTTGAAATAGAAGGAGAAAATGATATGAAAAAATTATTCGTAAGCGTACCGATGAAAGGCAGAACAGAGGAAGAAATCAAAGCAAGCATTCAGAAAATGAAGAAAATTGCAGAAATATACGAAGGCGAAGAATTGGAATTGATTGATAGTTATATTGAGGAAAATCCGCCTAAAGGAAATAACGAAGCAATATTCTATCTTGGAGAAAGCATTAAGAAATTGGCACAAGCTGATGTATTTGTTGGAATATGCGAGAGTTACGAATGGAGTGGTTGCCGCATTGAAAATATAACTGCGGAAAGTTACGGAATTAAGAGCTATGCAATTCCGGCAAGATATGTAATTGAAAATTATAATGCCATTCTTAATAAATTGCATTCAATTCCAGACAATTTAGTACTGAAAGATTAAAGAAATTGTAGGTTCGATTCCTACTGACTGCGTTTAAAAATAGAAGTGAGTACGCATAAAAAAAGGATTTTTCATCTGGCCGTAATTTATTTGCGTATTGCAAGGAGGGGTTTTATGGCTGATTTAAAAATATTTACTGAAAATATAGAACAGAAAGCTTTGAGCCAAATATATAACCTCATAAAACAGCCTGCATTTTCAGAGTGCAAAGTTAGGATTATGCCTGATGTTCATGCTGGGTCAGGGTGCGTTATTGGTTTTACTGCTGATTTAGGAGAAAAGGTAATACCGAATATTGTTGGGGTCGACATAGGGTGCGGTATGCTTACTACAAACTTAGGGAAGATTGATATTGATTTTGCAAGATTGGATAATGTTATCAGGGAATATGTACCCAGCGGAAGAAGTGTCCATAAAGAAGAAAGTTTATCCATTGCAAGTGATATTATCGAAAAAATGTATTGCAAGGAAAAACTGAACAATATAGATTGGTTGAAAAGAAGTTGCGGTACGTTGGGCGGCGGAAATCATTTTATTGAAGTTGACATAGATAGTAAAGACAATAAATATCTTGTAATTCATTCAGGGAGCAGAAATGTCGGAAAGCAGGTGGCGGAAATATATCAACAAATGGCGATTGATGATATTTCTGGAAAGTCAAACTTTAAACAGGATAGCGAGAAATTGATTGCTGAATACAAAAAAAATGGAAGAGAAAGAGAAATCAACAATGCTATAAAAGAATTAAAGCAGTCATACGAAAAGAGAGAAACCAAAATCCCAAGAGAGTTATCATATCTTGTTGGAGAGCATAGAGAAATGTACTTACATGATATGAAATTATGTCAAGATTTTGCGGAAATTAACAGAAGAGCCATTCAGAGTGTTATTTGTTATTATATGAGTTGGGAAGTTACAAAAGAAACGGAGCGATTCCAAACAATTCACAATTACATTGAACACGAATCAAATATTGTACGTAAAGGCGCCATTTCTGCAAAAGCGGGAGAAAAGCTGCTGATACCAATAAATATGCGTGATGGTTGTATTTTAGGAATTGGAAAAGGAAATGAGGATTGGAACTATTCTGCACCGCATGGGGCGGGAAGAATAATGAGCAGGTCAAAAGCGAAAGAAATCGTTTCGCTGGAAGAATACAAAAAATCAATGAATGGAATATTTACTACTTCTGTAAACACTTCAACGATTGACGAAAGCCCTATGGCGTACAAGTCAATAAATGAAATAATGGAAAACATAAAAGATACTGTTGAAGTAGTTGACATTATAAAACCGATTTACAATTTTAAAGCAAGCGAATAAAAACATTACCGACTAACGATTTGGAAGTTAGCCGCTAACCCTAAACATCTGAGGGCAAAGGATTTTTGCACCTTTGCTTATTTGAGCGGAGGTGCTTTTTTTAATGGCAAGTTTTGAGTTGATAAGTGCCGTACAGGACTACGAGAAATACATAGAAAAAAATGGAATCAATGAGCAGGTTATTGATGCGTATTGCGAAGCTGCCAAAACCGCTGCTACGAATGAGAAGGACATTGAGTACGGTCTTAAAATCTCAAAAAGGTGTAAGGAAATCATAGAAACCTTTTGCGTTGATACTTCTGGAGGCACAATTTGGGACTTAGAAAAATACGCTTTCAAAGAAAAAGTAAGCTATGAAATTATAGATAAATTTTATTCCGTCTTGCTGATAGAGGCGCAGAATAAGGTTGTCGATAGTTTCTTTCGGTATATTGAACACAAAAGAGAGCCGAAGGAACGGTTTTATATGCCAAGGCGGAAACAGTTCTTAAAAATTGGTCTGGTAGATGCACTGCAAGGGATGATTGATGATAAGTACGATATTCTGTGTATCAGCCTAATTCCTGGGGCCGGTAAAACGACAATCGAGAAATTCTTCAATGCCGCGATTATCGGTTGGTATCCGAAGGACTTCAATCTGTTTTATTCTCATAGCGGTGATATTACCAGAATGTATTACGATGGCATGTACGATATTGTCACCAACGCGGATGAATACGCATGGAACGAAATATTCCCTAACCTTAGCGTGACGAACACGAACGCCAAGATGGAGCAGTTTAATGTCGGGAAATATAAGCCGTTCCCCTCTGTTCAGTGTACATCCGTAGGTAGTAAGAACGCCGGTAAGGTTCGTGCATCGAAATTTCTGCTTGTTGACGATATGATAGGCGGTATCGAAGAAGCAATGAACCCTATGATACTTGATAAGCTGTGGAACAAATACGCTGTTGACGCAAGACAGAGAAAAATACAGGACACTACGGGGCATAACTGCAAGGAGATACATATTGCTACCAGATGGAGTGTTCATGACGTTATCGGGCGCATACAGAATATGTATGAGGGCAACTCAAGGGTAAAGGTAATTTCGGTTCCTGACATCGACCCTGTAACAGGAGAAAGCAATTTTGATTATGAGTTTTCCGGGTTCGATGTCGCGTTTTTTGAAGACCAGCAACTATTGATGGACGATATTTCCTACAGGTGCCTATATAAACAGGAGCCCATTGAGCGAGAGGGTCTGGTATTCCCTGATGACAAGATACGCCGATACCTCAATCTTCCACACGGAGAGCCGGATATTATCACTGCACAGTGCGACACGAAAGGAAAAGGAACGGACTATTTTGTCCTGCCAATCCTGCAAAAATACGGTGATGACTACTACTGCGTGGATTGCGTTTGCGATAATACCGCAGACTATGAAATGCAGTACGAAAACGCCGCAAATGCTATTGTTAATAATGGAGTACAGGAGTGCGAATTTGAGCGAAACGCAGGCGGAGACAGGGTTGCTATGGAAGTGAATAAACGTGTAGAGACTAAGGGTTGGATTTGCAATATTACAGATACGCCGACAGAGACAAACAAAGAAGCAAGGATTTTTCAGTGCTCAAACTGGATCCTGCAACACATTATTTTTAAAGATCAGTCCTTGTATACGCCTAAAGAACCATACGGAGTTATGATGTCTCTTCTAAAACGATATTCAGTAAGCGGAAAGAAGCAGCTCGATGACGTTCCAGACGTATTCTCGAACTTCGCGGTCAGAATTACGAAGGGTGCTAGAACTGCAAAAGTAGAAGCGGCTATCAATCCATTCAGAGGGGGTGCATCTTGGTGACGAAAGAAATCTTGAAACAATACGCTGATTTACAGCAGGAATGCGTTGAGGTGCGAGAGAAAATAAACACCCTTGAAAATCAGATAGCACGAATTGAACAGGATGGCAGCGTCAGAGACAAGGTTTCTGGTGGAATTGGCGGCTGGCAGAGTTTTACCATCGAAGGATTTCCTTACCCGGAATACAACCGTAAGAAAGCCTTGCTCTATTCCAGAAAGGCTACGCTTTGTGCCCTAGAAATGGAAATCATGGAAACTATCAATCAGATAGAATCATTTATTGCGACCGTTGAGGACAGCCACATGCGGCGCATTATTCATCTTAGATTTGTCGATGGGTTGTCTTGGGGGGACGTTGCAAAGCGTATCGGCGGCAATACAGAGGACAGCGTTAAGAAAATGTTCTATCGTTTTCTTGAAAAATAAGAAGTTGTCCCCAATGTCCCGAAAAAATCTGCTATAGTTATAATAAAGAATAATGCGAACAGACAAACACTGGCGCTTGCCGGTGTTTTTTGTTTTGTCTTTTTTTCGGAAAGGAGGTGCTTTATGAATAGTAGAACACTTCAAGATATCCTGCGTGGATGCTATGGCAGGAAAGTAGCGTATACGGACGCAGAGAAGATAACGCCCGATAACATCATAAGCGTACTTGGCAAGTGTATAGGCATTTTCAATCTCAATAAAACAGCGATTGATTACCTTTGGCACTACTACAAGGGAGACCAGCCGATACGTTATCGTCAGAAGATTGTGCGTGACGATATTGTAAATAAGATTGTAGAGAATCACGCCTATGAGATTGTGCAGTTCAAGGTTGGGCAGACATATGGCGAGCCTGTACAGTTTGTCAGCCGCAAGGACGATGAACGGATAAACAAGGCTGTTGACATTCTGAATGATTACATGGTTGATGTTGATAAACAGTCAAAGGATATTAAATCGGGTGAATGGCAGTCAGCAACCGGCACTTCCTTTAAGGCAGCTCAGTTCGCGGATGGAGATATAAAATTTCGCATTGTCTCCCCCACTCCACTGAACACCTTTGTCATTTACAACCGCAGCACAGAAGAACCGATACTGGCTGTACAGGAATTGAAAAATAAGAATGGTGAATGGTATAAATTATGCTTCACCGAAACACATTCCTGCGAAATACATAATTCGAACGTTGCGAATTGGAAACTTCATGCTTTCGGCGGCATACCGATTGTGGAATATCCTAATAACCATGAGAGGTTGTCGGATATTGAACTTGTCATCGATATTCTAGATTCTATCAACAATATGCAGTCTAACCGAATGGATTCTATTGAGCAGTTTGTTCAGTCATGGGTGAAATTCGTGAACTGTGATGTGGATAGCGAAACCTATCAAAAGATGAAACAGCAAGGCGCACTGGTAGTCAGATCCAATAACGGCGAAAACAAAGCCGATGTCGATATCATGACACAGGAACTGAACCAGACAGAATCACAGGTCGCAAAGGATGACCTTTGGGATAACGCCCTTTCTATCCTCGCAATCCCAAATAAAAACAATAATAACTCTGGCGGCGATACGCAGGGTGCGGTACAGCTTCGTAATGGTTGGGACTTCTCCAAGACGAGAGCGAAACTGAAAGACCCTATCGTAAAAGCGGCAGAGAAACGCCTTGCAAAAGTAGTGCTGAATATCATTCGCATTAAGCATAAGGATTTAGGTATTACTACAAGGGATTTTGATGTGCAGATAAATCATAGTCCGCAGGACAATATGTACACAAAATCGCAGACACTCTATCAGCTTTTGCAGGCAGGAATACATCCTCTTATCGCGGTTAAGACGGTCGGTTTGTGGGGGGATTCCGAAAAAACCTTCCTTCTCTCTAAGCCGTATATGGATGCTTTGTGGCATACAGCGGAAGAAAAGGAAGAACAGGAACGAAAGGCAGCGGAGATTGCAAAACAGTCTCAAACGGTTGCAGAAGAATAAAGAGGTGGTTTCATGTCAAGAATCCCGAATGACGAATTGCATACAGAGAAAATTGTATATGAAACCTATTTCGGCGAAATGGAAATATCTGACGAAGAAAAGAAAGAACGGCTTGAGTTGGCAAAAGAACTTGAGCCGATTTTTATTTCTTTTTTTTATGCTTTCTTGGAACGAGAAAGAAATGAAGGAGACTTCATTCAAAGTCTTTCCGCTGAATACGAAAAGGCGGCGTTAAAGTTTCTAAAGGTCAGAGAGACACCAGCATACATAAAAGAATATTCGGAGAAAATCACAGAAGATATTATCCGAACAACCGTTGAAAATAAGGATACGCCCTACTTTACATCTGTTGAGCGTGCCATGAACATTGCGGCGAACGAAGCAAATACCATAGGCAACTACCGAGAATACACCAGAATGGTTAAGCAGGGTTATAAGTACAAGACTTGGATAACCATGCTTGATGATAAGGTGCGGCATACACACGCCGAAGCGAATGGATATAAAGTCGGGATATTCGATTCTTTTCAAATAGGTGCATCCGAGATGTCTTTCCCTCGTGACTACTCTTTGGGAGCGAGCGCAGAGGAAATTGTAAATTGCAGATGCAGTCTTAAATACACGAAAACTTAAACAGTCCTTAGCGGCTGTTTTTTGTTTGCAAAAAAAATAAGTAGCTATGCGGTAAATAGCAAAACTCGGCAGGTGCGACCTGCGGTAACAAAAGCGTGAGTAAAAGAACAGGAGGTAATAACCATGAAACGAGAAGATGTGCTGAAACTTTTCCCAGAGGCAACCGATGAACAGATTACTAATCTGCTGAATCAGAGCAACAAGGAAGTGTTGAACGAAAAAAACAAAATCGCACAGTACAAAGAAAAAGCCGATAAAGCAGACGAATTACAGGCGAAGATTGATGAATTGGAATCCAATGGTCTGTCTGAAACCGAAAAAGCCAACAAAGCGTTGGAAACAGCAAATGCCAGAATCGCAGAACTTGAAAAGGCGCAGACATTGGCAAACCAGAGAGCGGCGGCGGCCGAAAAATTCAAAGTAACCGCTGAACAGGCGGCGCAGATTGTGAAGGATGACGGCACATTTGATTATGACGTTCTCGGTCAGATTATTACCGAAAAAGAAACGGCAGCAGCCAAAGCCAAGGAAGATGAAATTGCGGCAGGCAGTCAGAATCCCGGCGGCGGTACTGGCGGAAACGGAAAAGAAGAAACGGACGCTGAAAAGATGGCAAAGGAAATCGGCGGTGCTTTTTCCGATGCAAATAAAACGGCGGAATCTGTATTGAAAAATTATATGTAAGGAGGATGAAAAAATGAAGTTTAAAGAATCAAGAGTAACTACGCAAAATGAAATTCTGAAAAGAAAACTTGGCGGTGAATTGTTCACACCTATCACTCTGGATGCATCGGCGTTTACAGATGGCGTTTGCAAGGCTGGGAATCCCATTTCAGCAGAGGGGAAAAAGGTAAATGGTGGAAGTGGTGATTCGGCGGCAGTCGGTATCCTGCTTTATGACGTATACGATTCTAACCCCAACGGAACTATCATCAAGGCTTTTGCTTGCGTGAATGAAGCAAATGCGAACGCGAACGCAGGAATTACGATTGCGGCGGCGGTAAAGACTGCACTGCCACTGATTGTATTTGAATAAGGAGGTGCAAAAGAATGAATATCAGAGATGTATATAACGCAAAGGCGATTGCCCTTGTGCAGACAGAAGTGGCAAGTAACAGAATCCCCTATCTTGGCGAAGGTCTGTTCCCTGCAAAAAAGAAAATGGGTCTTGACCTGAAATGGATTAAGACTTCAAAGGGACTTCCTGTTTCTCTGAAACCTTCCAATTTCGATGCGGTTTCTACACTGAGAAGCAGAGAAGGGTTCAAGATGACAGAAACAGAAATGGCGTTTTTCCGCGAATCTATGCTTGTCAAGGAAATTGACGAACAGGAAATCATGCGTGTGCAGGATACAGCAGACCCATACGCAAAGGACGTACTGAGAAGAATTTTCGATGATACCAACACACTGATTGACGGCGCAAAAGTTGTACCAGAAAGAATGATTATGCAGCTGTTAGCCCCTTCTGACGGTTCTCCTAAAATCTCTATACAGGCAGATGGTGCTACATACGCATACAACTATGACCCTAACAACGAGTACAAAACAAACAACTTTGCGGAACTGACAACAACAACCGATAAATGGTCTGATACCGAAAACTCTGACCCTATGGATGATATCGCGACCGCGCTGGATTCCGTAGAATCCAGAACAGGCGAAAGACCTTCTATTATGATTGTTTCCAGAAAGACCATGGACTATCTGAAACAGAATAAGAAAATCAAGTCCGCAATTCTGGCACAGAATGTAACGGCAAATATCTTCATGAACGATAACAGGGTAAAGGAAATCTTCTCTGCTGAATTGGGTATCAGCATTGTTGTTTATTCCAAGCAGTACAAAAACGAAGCCGGCACCGCTGCCAAATTCTATCCAGATGGTTTCGCGACACTGATTCCTAACGGCGCACTGGGTAACACATGGTACGGTACTACACCAGAAGAAAGAACGCTGATGGGCAGCAAAGATGCGGATGTATCCATTGTCAATACAGGTGTTGCAGTTGCGGTAACGGTTTCTAATGACCCTGTGCAGACAAAGACAACCGTATCCGAAATTGTACTGCCCTCTTATGAGAGAATGGACAGCACCTATGTTATTAAATGCTACTAAAAAGGAGGTCGGTTAAATGAAATTCGACCACAAAGTAAAACATAACGGCATCTGGTATGAGCCTTTCGAGGAAGTTCCAGATTCTAATGGCAAGAAAGCCTATACAAAAAGCGAAATCGCGCGCATGCCTGTTGATGAACTGCGACAGTTAGCGTTGAAGGTTGGAATTGATGGCGCGGCTGAAATGAACGGCACAGAGCTGAAACAGTATATCTTGTCTGCGTTTGGCATGTAAGGGGAGTGATTGCTTATGGCTGATTACAGCATTTTGGAGCAAGTAAAAATCAGACTGCGGCAGTTTCACGTTGACGAGAATGATATCGTGGTATTCGACCGTAAAGAAGAAAACCCACTCTTAAATCAACTGATAGAGCAGGCAAAAAAAGAGATTGCCATAAAGCGTATGTATCCAGATACATACTCGGAGGATGATATTGCGGAGGATTTGAAAAGGTTTGAGAACAATATCGTTGATTTGGCAGTATATGACCGCTCACAGGCAGGAGAAGCATATATGGCAAGCTATTCTGAAAACGGAGTGAGCCGATCTTGGAAGAATAGAGAGGATTTGTTCTTTGGCGTATACCCGTTTGTAAAGGTTCTTTAAAGGGGTTGGTATCGACCCCTTTAGTCGTTTTTGGTGCGTTGCTGTTTCAAAGTGTAAAGTATAGTTTCAATAATTCTATAGAATAATGAAAGTTTAATCGAAAATAAATGAAATTTAATTAAATTTTCCGCTTAATTTTCAATTAAATTCGATAAATTTCTATTTCTTAACGAAACGGCAGCAGGGGTGCATCGTATCAAGTGGCGGTGGGCTGATGCGCAATTATTAAGCAGAAAGGCGGTACAGAAATGCAAGTCGAAATAGCATACCTCATAAGTATAGTATCTTTGGCATTTTCCGTCTTTTTCGGGTTGAAAAGTAGCAAGCATACAGACACAAAGGATATTGAGGAGCGTGTGAAGGATAACACCAGAATCAATATGAAACTGGATGCTATCGCAGGAACAACACAGGAAATAAAGTCGGAAATATCCACAATGAGAGAAGAAATCAATAAGCACAATGATAAGATTATCAAGTTGGAGCAGAGCCTTAAATCTGCACATCATAGGCTTGATACTCTTGAGGAACGAATGAATCATGAGTAGGTGGTTTTCAAATGCTCGATATTAACAGACAAAAGATGTTCTATTCAAAGCAAATCGGTCAAGTCCCTGTCTATGATACGGACGAGGATGGCAATTTGAAATACATCACTGTGGACGGAAACCAAGTGCCGATAGAGACAGGGGAATACACAATGGGATACGGTGTGCCTATACCCTTCCATTCCTCCATAAGCAACAAATTGAGCGAATCTCTTATTAAGGAGTTTGGTGTTGATAATTCAACAAATTTCGTTCAGATTGTCGATGACAAGGGGAAACTTCCTTTGTCTGTCGGTGATTTGGTGTGGAAGAAATCAGCGGTGCAGTATAAAGCGGCAATGGTCGATAAGGCGAGTTGTGATTACATTGTCAAGGGCGTTGCGGATGAAGGTCTGACGGTTGATTTGTTTCTTTTGCAAAAGAATGTAAAGTAGGTGCAGTATGGAAAACAAAACAGTAAATATTCTCGGAGAGGAATATTCAATTATGTTTGTGGATGAATATCCAGAACGATTTTCTGATTTTGAGGAATCAACGGACGCTCTGTGCAATTTCTATGACAAATTGATTTATGTGTTAAATCCAAAAGAAAAATACCTAAAGGAAGATGGGAAAATCAACTTAAATAAAAGGAAACTTAGGCATGAGATAGTCCATGCCTTTCTTTTTGAAAGTGGTTTATCTTCCAATACACATGGAATTTATGGCGCATGGGCTGAGAACGAGGAAATGGTTGACTGGATTGCAATACAATCGCCAAAAATATTAAAAGTATTCCAAGAACTTGAAATTTTGTAGGTGGTTCTATGCCTAAGAAAATATCAATTAATATCATGTCCAATAAGTCCATCCAGAACGCCGTAAAAGAGGTTGAGAACTACGCATATAGTTTGACCGATAAATGTAACGAGTTTGCGAAAAAACTCGCTCAAATCGGCGCACAGACTGCCAAAATGAAGGTTGCTCAATACGATGCTGTTTATACAGGAGAACTTCTTAGCAGTATCAATTATGAGCAAGGGGCGGTTATTAAAAAAGGTGCAACGTGGATTGTGTACACTGGATGCGTTTGGGCAAAGTTTATTGAATTCGGTACAGCCGTTGTCGGGAAGGAAAATCCGCATCCCGATATTGGCATTGTTGGTTGGAAGTATGACGTAAATAATCATGGAGAAAAAGGATGGTTTTACTTTCGTGACGGCGAATGGCACTGGACAAAGGGTATGCCCTCTCGCCCATTTATGTATGAAACTTCCATAGAATTAGCAGAAAAGATTGCGGAAGTTGCAAAGGAGGTGTTTGGTTGAGTGATAATTCATGGGCTTATGACCTTGGAACGGTTGTGTTTTCAATCGTAAAGGCGAAAGCCAAGCCAAAATTGGAATCGAAATATCCGACCATATACTTCACAAGCAACGGAAAGAAATTAAGTGATGCCATCTTCCCTACCGTCTATATTCATCGTATGGCGGCGGCGGAACGTGGAGCAGACCTTGAGGGACTTTCCGTCAATGCAACCTTGGAAACCTTCCAAGTGGATGTATTCACAAACACAAGCCAATCGGATGTAGGCAGAATAATGTCTGTTGTAGCAGACGTATTCAAAGAAATGCGGTTCAAGGTTATTGCCATTCCGGAATTTAATGAGGGGGATACATACAGAAGTACCGCAAGATTCCAAAGAGTAATAGGAGCAAATGACAGTTTAACGTGATAAAGCCGTTTAGGGCTTTATTTTTTTATGCAAAAAAGGAGGAATGAAATATGGCAGTAGCAGGTATTTCCAGTTTGGGAATCACATTCGGTTACGGTGTGGAAACCACAGCAGGAACAAAACCAACGAGTTTTAAAAAGCTGACAAGAATAAATACTATCGGCGGCATTACCATTGAGCCAGAACAGATTGACGCTTCTGCGCTGGAAGATGAAATTACAAGATACGTTAAGGGTAGAGCTGACACAGGCGGCTCTTTCAATATCACAGTAAACCTTACTGACGATACAAGAAAAGAATGGGAGAATCTGATTACAGAATACAAGGGTTTGACAGGTGGCAAAAGAATGTGGTTTGAAACAATCGTTCCCGGTTTTGAAAACTCTTTCTTTGTTGTGGCACAGCCGCCCGAACAGATTCCACAGCCAGAAATCAGCCAGAACGAACTTTTGACAGTTGAAATGCCGCTGACGATTGAGGAATATAAGGGCATGGATACCACGGTTGCGTTCACGGGGGAATAAAACGCTATTCGCAGAATGAACAGGCTGTGACGGATAGCGAAGAAAACGCCAATTCAGCCGAATATTACTACTAATAAAATAAAAAGGGATGGAGAGAAAACCATCCCTTTTTATTTATTCAGAAAAAGGAGTTATGCAAATGAAAAACTTTACCATTAACAGAAAAGTGTATAAGGCAAAAGAATTTGATTTTAATCTTGTTTGTGACTTGGAGGATGAAGGTATTTCTCTTGAGGTCATGCAGGATAAACCTATGTCTATGATGAGGGCGTATTTCGGTATCTGTGCCGGCATTGGAAGAAATGCAGCTGGGGAAGAAATGCAGAAACACATTGTTTCTGGAGGAAGTTTTGAGGAAATGGCAGAAGCTATGTCTGATGCTATGGAACAGTCTGATTTTTTTCGGGCTGCCAACAAGACAACAGAAGCGGAAACTGCGGAAAATCAGAGCGAAGCGGAATAAGAAAAAACTACAAATCGTTTCGTGAATTGTTGATTTCTGAATGGTTTCCACAGGCATACGCTATTGGAGTTTCGTGGGATGAATTTTGGAGAATGAATCCAAGAATATTGTCTGCGATTGCAGAAGGATATAGCCAACGTGTCAAAAAAGAAGATTACCTGAATTGGATAAACGGTCAGTATACGCTTGCCGCCGTTACTGTCGGTGTAGAGCGAAATTTGGCAGGAAGAAAAGCGAAATCCGAATATCCCAAAAATCCGTTCTTTGAAGAAATCGAAAAGCAGAACAAACCTCTTTCCGATGATGAATTGCAAAAGCAGCGTGAATTGTTTGTTGAGCGTTTGAAAACCATGCAGTCTAACTTTGAAATCTCTCACGGGAAGGTGGTGGAAATGGATAATGAGTGAAATAGATAAACTTGAGATAAAGATTGTGGCGGATGCCGCCGATGCGGAAAAGTCTGTCAAAAAGTTGAGCGAGTCTATTGAGGGTATTGGGAAAACAGGAGATTCCACAAAACAGATTCGTGAAATTAAATCTGTTTTGGAGAGCATTAAAACACCAGAAATAGAGATTAACGGAATAAAAGAATTTGCGAAACAAGCAAGAATCATAGCACAAAACTTTTCAAAAGCCGCAAAAAGCGCAAAGGAAATCGGCGCTTCGTTAAAAGGCGTGAATCTCGGACAACTTGCAAAAAAGTCAAAAAAAGAATCTGCACCTGTTGAAGATTATAGCCATTTGAAGGACATCCCTATTTTTGACATGGGCAAGCAGATTAACGGTAAGCCAATACAGGATGCCGCAAAAAATATGTCTGATTTAACGAGTGAAACAAGTGGTGCTGTTTCCGTTGCAGGACAGCTTGCCGCCGCAATGGGACGTGTTTCTGAAAACGCCGCAAAAACAGACAGATTTTCTGGAATAGAAAAAGAGATTTCAAAAAATCTTGGTATGACAGGCGTTCTGGATATTGATAACGGAAAATTCGCTGAAACCATAGAGGAATCAAAAAGCCTTATCAATGGATTTAGAGTTGACTTAGAAAAACTCGGACTTAGTGAAATTAAGTTTCCGGAAGTCGAAAAGGCAGAACGAGAATTTAAAAATATGGAAAATACGGTTAGAGTTCTGACCGAAACCATAGAAGAATTGAAATCGTCTGGTGCAAATGCAAAACAGTTAAAGCCGCTTGAAAAGCAGTTGGAGAGAATAAGCCAAAAATCAAAAATAGCAAATCTTAATCTGAAAGATACTATTGCACTTGCACGCTCTAAAATACCGAACATTCAAGAGGGTTTGCAGGAAAATCAGAGTAAAAAAACGCAACGAGAAGGAGCGAGGAAACGCTCAAATAAATCTCGCGGGCGTTCATCCGGTGGGATTTTTGGTCGCTCTGGCGGTCGAAATAGCTTTTCTTTGCCAAAAATGGTTGGTATGTCTGTACTGTACTCCACTGTATTTCAGCTGATTGGTACCATACAGTCTGCATTTGCAGAAGGTATGCAGAGTTTAGCGCAGTACAGCCAATCGGTAAACGCCAATATTTCCTCTATGATGTCCGCTTTAATGCAGTTGAGAAACGCATTTGCGGCGGCGTTTGATCCTATTCTTTCTGTTGTCGCGCCCTACCTTGCTACTTTCATTAGTTGGCTTGCGAAGGCAATCAATATGTTGGGACAATTCATTGCGGCACTGACAGGCAAAGGATATGCGGTGCAGGCTAAAAAAGTGCAGATGGACTACGCTAAAAGCCTTCAAAAAACGGCAGGCGGCGCAGGAAAAGCGGCTAAGGCATTAAAGGAAATGCAGGACTATACGCTCGGATTTGATGAATTGCACATCATAGACACTAAGCAGAACGATAGCGGCGGCGCGGATGGCGGTGCAGGCGGCGGTGCAGGAGACCTTCTCCCTACCGATATGTTTGAAACTGTCGAGATTGATTCCAAGATAAAAGGTCTTGCCGACAGAATAAAAGAAGCGTTTAAAACAGGAGACTTTTACAGCCTTGGTGCTGATTTAGGAAAAAAATTACAAGATGCGCTCGGTAGTATCGACTGGGATGCAATATATGAAAAGGCAGACAAATTCGGCACAGGATTGGCAAGTTTTTTAAACGGCTTAATATCGCCCGATACATTTTCTGTTTTAGGGGCAACAATAGCAGGCGCATTGAACACCGCATTGCATTTCCTTGATTCGTTTGGCACTACATTTGATTGGTCTAATTTCGGGCTATCCATAGCGGCTGGAATTAACACGTTTTTCTCCACTTTCGATTTTGTCCTTGCCGCGGATACGGCTAATAAATGGATAAACGGTATTTTAACCACATTGATAAAAGCCGTACAGGGTACAGATTGGGCAATGATAGGAGAAAAAATTGGAACATTCATAAAGGAAATTGATTTTGTCACCATTCTGTCCAATATCGGAACGCTGATATTTGAAGCAATATCGGCGGCACTTGAAGCGTGGAATGGTTTTGTTGATGTTGCGCCGATAGAATCAACTATCATAGCCGCTGTTGCGTTATTGAAATTTACTGGTCTGGGTGCTTCAATAGCCAAAGCAATCGCAGCACAGATAGCAGGCTCGGAGATTGTTACTGGTATAGGAACTGCTATTGCTGGTCTTGGACCGAAGATTGCAGGATTTATATTAAGTCCTTGGACGCTTGCCATAGGGGCGGCTATATTAGCCGTTTTTATGACTATAAAGCATTGGGATGAGATAAAAGAGTTTCTTGCGAAGTTGTGGGATGGTATTAAGAAAACAGTAGTCGAAGTATGGGACTCTATTAAAAATTTCTTCAAAACAACATGGGATGAGATTGTAAGCTACTACCCAGAGAAATGGAATGAATTAAAGACGGCAACCTCTGAATTGTGGGAAGCCGTCAAAACAACCATTTCTGAAAAATGGACTGCAATTAAGAATTTCTTCACGGAAACAATACCGCAGATTATAAGTGATATTGTTGGTTGGTTCTCTGAATTGCCATCTAAAATTGGCACTGCAATTTCAACTTTAATATCCTCCATCTTCCCTACATGGGGAAATGATATCTCAACTTGGATTTCATCTTCAATACCAGAAAAAATCAAAATGATTATCGACCTGTTTAAAGGAATACCACAGGGCGTATACAATGCCGTAACATCCATGGGACGCACGATTGAGAAAATCGGCAAATGGATGTGGGAGGGCATTAAAAAAGGTTTGCTTTCTTTAGTGCCTTCTGGTGTGAAGGAAGTTGTAAGTGGAATACTTAGTGGCACAAAGAGCGCGGCAGAAATCCACTCCCCATCCAAACTGTTTAAACGAGAGGTCGGTGCTTATCTGGGCGCAGGTATCGTTGAAGGTATGGAAGAATCCGTCAAAGGTGCAGGCAGTGTTATTGATGAAATCGTAGACAAAGTATCTGGCGGTGGCAGTCTTGCTCCTGTTGTATCGGTCGAAGCACCAGATATTTCACAATGGGATGCAACATGGGCTACATTGAGAGAAAACTTTGAAAGGCTAAAGGCGGATATCATTTCAAGTATGAATGCATTCTATTCGAGCATAAGTGCTATGACAATGAATTTCGGTACGGTTTCCAAGGCACAGATAACGGCGTATCTGCTGAAAGTTTACGATAACATTTACAACACGTTTGATGCTATCAGACAGACCTTGCAGCAAGTATCTGATGAGGTTACAAGGATGCTGAACCAGATGGTTTCCGATGCAAACTCACTGGCAGGATTGACTGGTAAAAAATACAGTCATGTCGGCGGCTACACCATGCAACAGGCGCAGCGTTTCAATATAGAAATGTTTGCGAATGGCGGTTTTCCTCGGTCTGGCGAACTGTTTATTGCAAGAGAGGCAGGACCGGAACTGGTCGGAAGTATTGGCGGCAAAACAGCCGTTGGCGGCAATGACCAGATAGAACGTGCAATTTTTAATGCTGTTTTAACGGCTATGTCACAGGCAATGGCGAACGGTAGCAGTCAGCCAATCGAACTGAACCAGAAGATTGAACTAGATGGAGACGTTATTTATAACAATCAGCAGAAAGTATCCGCAAGACGAGGGATAAACTTTGGTCTTGGTGCATTTCAAAGGTAGGTGGTTTTTGTGGCAGTAATCAAATATAACGGCACAGAAATTACCTGCCCGTCTGTGCAAGAATACGAAGGTCAACAGTTGGTTGACAGCGGCAGAAATGCAAGAGGCGTTGTGGTGGCTCAAAAGATAAACCGCCGCCAAGTAAAATTGAATTTGGAGTGGAAGGTTATTTATCCAAAGGAATTGCAGAAGATTTTGCAGTTGATTGAAACCTTCATAGGAAACGTAACCTACTATGACCCAAAAGAAGGTAAATTCATCACAAGAGAAATGTATTGGGGTGATTATTCCGTTTCTACATATTGGGTGTCCGAGAATGGCACACCGAAAATGTTTACAGGGTTAAAGACATCCCTTATCGACACAGGGAAATAGCGGGGCGGTGGTTTTATGTATCCAGTAACAGCAAAATGGAAAGAGGAAACAGAGCAAATGCTCCGCAATCCTTCTTATGTTAGAATTGTATTTGGCGTGACAGACCCAGACGCACCCGGCTTGAGTACGCCAACAGATAACGGACATTTGCCGTACAGTGATGTTGATAGCGTGGATGTCGGCACAACCGCCCCATCCACCTATCAGACGTTGGAGCGAAATAGATTTATTCTGGACGGAAAGAACCCTCTGCCGCCGGAGAGCAACCCCATCTATCAGGGATATGCAGGATTGACAATCAGCGGCGATGCAGGGACATACACTACAAAGCCGCTTGTGAAAATTTCATTCGGCGATTATGTGCAGTTTCCCGGTTTGACCTTCCAGTTTGATGACAGCATGGGTGATTACCCGAACAGTTTTCGGATTCTGGCAAAGAAAGATTCTGTATCTGTATTCGATAAAACCTACTCGCCTGATACTACATATTGGGAAATGACAGACCAGATTCCGTTATGCAACGAACTGTCCTTCTATTGGCTGAACTCAAATATACCACACCGCAGGGCGAGATTGCTTTCCTTGGTGTACGGTCTGGTTAGCCGATTGGGCTCGGACGATATTGCAAGTTGTTCTTCAACGAAGGAGATTGACTTGCTTTCGTCTAAGATTCCAAAGCAGGAATTTGAATTTACGCTGATTGATACGCAAAGAAGATATGACCCAGAAAACCCATCTGGATTATGGGAGTATCTGGAAAGCAGACAGCCTGTCAATTACCAGTACGGCTATGAATTGTCGGACGGCTCTATCGAGTGGATACCTTGGGGCTTGTCTTATTCTACAGGCGATTTTGATGTATCGAAATCTGGAATTGTGGCAGAGGTCAGCATAAAGTGCGTAGGTCTGGCAGACCATTTGACAATGACCTATGACGAGGGCGTGTATTCGGCGGCAGGAAGAAGTCTGTTCGACCTTGCGACAGATGTTATGAAGTTTGCGGGATTTGAGAATACAATCGAACTGGATAACGCACTGAAAACAATCTACACGCACAATCCACTGCCCTCCTCCAAAGTGAATGAGTGCTTGCAGCTGATAGCCAATGCTGGGCGTTGTATCATGAATCATAGCCGCGGCGGCTATATTCAGATTTTGCGTGAGAATGACAGCGCGACAGGATTTGATATCAACTTCGATAAAATGACGGATACGCCAACCACAACAAAGATACCTCCCCTTCGCAACCTGTCTGTGGAGTATAACTCCGTCAAGGTTAACTCGGAGGTAACGGCGGCGGTCAATGCGGCTGAGGTATCGTCCAACGTGGCGCATGAATATACCTTCACCCATTCGGCGTATACGAACCAACAGATTGTATTAAGCAGCGGCTTAACAATGGTCGGCACGGCAAAATTCTACGCCTACAAGACCGTTGTAACGCTCAAGGGGACGGGTACTGTCACTATCAATGGGAATAGCCTTACGGAGAATAAAATCGAGTACAGGAAGAAATACAGTGACGTTGGCGAGGATTTGAGCGGCGTTAGCAATGCGCTCATTGACAACCAGACGGACGCTATCGCATACGCAAACTGGGTAGCAGCGGTTACTCTGCGGCGCAACACTTACAGTGCGCCAGACAGAGGATACCCAGAACTGGACGTTGGAGATTCTGTAAACTTCACAAGCAACTTCGCGAATGAAACGCCTGTTACCATGGTTCAGCAGAAGCTGACCTACAACGGCGCAATCAAGGGCGAGTGCCAATATATCATTGGGGGTGGCAGCTAATGACTTGGATAACACCAATTTTTAACCGAACTGTAACCGACACCGTTACGGCGAGAGCGGCTCAGGCGAACGAGGAAAACAATAAGGGCGCACTGAACTATCAGGACTTGAACCGCATTGAGGGCAACCACAAGGAATTGATGCAGTGGCTTGAGAAGGAAGGCTACTACATCCCCAGAACATACAGAAACTACAAGGAGAGTTTCAACGGCATAACCTACACTGATTGGCAGGAAGTCAATATACCTTGGCTTTCGGAAATCAACCGTATCCGAGCGAATTATACCGCTTTGGTGCGGTTGTTTTTGGTTGGCTTGGGTTTGCCTGTGTTCGGAGAAAGCAATTACCTTGACTGGCAGGAAGTTAACGATTGGGAACGGGTTGCCGCGGTCGGCAAGGAAATGACAGAAAATATGAAGCAGGAATACATCCCCTGCGGAACGATAAACAGCGGAGGTGAACGATTGCTATGAAGGATTTTTTAGATAGAATCCCAACACAGGCGGGGCGGAGAAAAATCACCCACGCAGATGGAACAAGCGAATATGTAACGGTTGAAATGGCTGACGAACCATCCGTAGAGGGTACGCCATTAAACAGAGAAGCCCTCATGAATGTGCAGGGGTTTTCAAGTGAAGATACTACTATTAGTACATCTGGTAATGTAACTACAGTTACAATAACTCACAGTGATGGTGGAAAAACTGTTACAACAATTACAAAGAATTCTGATACATTAACTACTGTAGTATCTAAGTATACTGGACCTACGGGTAACGTAATCACGAAAACTACTACAATAGATACTAGCGGTTCAGTAACTAGGATTGGAGGTGTTGTATCATGAGTTGGGACGTAGGCGCATGGGTAATTGCTACAGTTAATTCAGTATTAGGTACTCTGATTCAAGCACATGGCACACAAACATTCACATCAAATGGCACGTTTACCGTTCCTGCTGGCGTGACGAAAATTTGGATTACTGCCTGTGCAGGTGGGCAGGGAGGCACCAGACATCGTAGTAGTGGTTCTTATTATTACGGCGGAAAAGGAGGCGATGGTGGCGAGTGCATCATAAGGGAGCCGTATTCTGTTTCAGCAGGACAAACAATAAGCATTACTGTTGGCAACGGTGGTAGTGCAGGTTCAAATGGCACACCTACAATTATCGGAAACCTCGTTACACTCCGAGGTGGAGGTACTGCAACAGGGCTTGTTGGTGCTGGTGTTGGTGGTGAAGGAGGATTATATTACAGCGACAACCCCAGTAATCGTGGGGCTGAATATGGACTAGATGGTGCTAGAGGTAATGGAGGTACAGTGGCGGATAGATCGGTAAGAAGTTCCCCAAATGGTGGAGGTGGCGGCGGTTCTTATGGCTGCGGAGGAAATGGTGCTGATTCTTCAAAGGAGGCATCTCAATTTCCGCCAGGTTATGGTGGTGGCGGTGGCGGCGGTAGTTATAATTATACTGGTGCATCTGCTGGCGGCGATGGCATCGTCATCATCGAATGGTGAGGTGAGAATATGAAAACTTACGCAATGATTTTACAAAACAGAGTGATTGACGTTCTGAAAAACCAAGAAACAGAGCCGCATTATCCACCCGACCCATCGGGCAATCCTGTGACTGCCATTCCCTGTGACGATACGGTTACGCTTGGCATGATTTATGACCCCGAAACAAACACTTTCACAGAATACACACCGCCCGAACCCGAACCCATCCCCGAACCAAAACCATCCCAGCTTGACCGTATTGAGGAGCAGTTAAACGCCCTTGCGGCGGACAGCGTAACGGTAGAAAAATTAGAGGCGGCAATCAGTGAGGGGGTGAACGAAGTATGATGGAAACAATTAAGCACATGGCAAAGTTAGCGGCGCAGGCGGTACAGGAGCGCGCGGAAGCCATGACAGGGACGGAGCTGAACGCTGAGGACAGGTTTATCCCAGATTTCCAGACGGCTTGTGAAAAAGAAAATATGCTGAACCGCCCTGTCGGCTTTGTCTGCAAGAGTACCGCAGGCAGAGTGGTAAAGCTGCTACAGAAATATGACAGCACCATTTACACCGCCGAACCAGAGGAATTGCCTGCACAGTGGGGTTTTGTATGGAGTGATGACCCCGCGAAGGCAAAGCCCTTTATCTCGCTGGCAACCAGCCCCTACGCGAAGGGGGACTGTTGCACGGAGAATGGCGTTTGCTATCGCTCGACCATCGATAACAATACTTGGAAGCCCTCGGAATACCAGCAGGGCTGGGAGAAAGTAGGTTGATCGTATGGCAAGAAAAATGGAAACGAGCAAGAAACTTGTTTACATATCTGATTTTGTAGCAATCTGCCTGAGTGCGGCGGTTATATATGGTACTTTCGTCACAGAGAAAGATATATCTCCGCTCGCGCAGGTGGCGGTCGCATCAATTACAGAGTGCGGCGTTGCAAACGGTTTCTATTATTGGAAATCGAAAAATGAAAACAGGTACAAATATGTTATCAAGTTGATTCGTGAATGGGCTGAAAAATACGGCATTGAAGCCGTTATCCGTATTGCTGATATTGTATTGAAAGAGTGAAAGGAGATGTAGCGAGTGCATAAGATTACATTCTTAATGGAAAACTGGTATTTGGTGGTTGCGCTGATGGCGGTCACGGGAATGGTCGGTGTATTCATCGGGCGGTTTCTGAAAATGCCAACGGCGGAACAGAGAGAAAAGGTAAAAGAATGGCTGTTGTGGGCAGTCACACAGGCAGAAGCAGAACTGGGGAGCGGCACAGGCAAGCTGAAATTGCGACAGACCTATGATTTATTCGTGCAGAGATTCCCTGCGGTTGCTATGGCGGTATCCTTCGACACCTTCTCTATGTGGGTGGATGAAGCACTAGAAGAAATGCGAAAAATGCTGAAAGAAAACAAGGCGGTCAAAGAGATTGTAAAGGGATGATTATATGGCGAAAAAGATGACTGGTAAAGAATTGGTAGCCTTTTGCCGTTCTAAAATCGGCACGAATTATGTTTATGGTATGAAAGGCTCTGTAATGACAGAAGCCAACTACAACTATCTGAAAAACAAATACGGAAAGATGGTCTGGAATAGTGACCGAAAAAAAATCGGCAATGTTTGTGTAGACTGCTCTGGTCTGATTTCATGGGCGTGTGGCGTAAAACTCGGCAGTACACAATGGAAAGAAAGAGCGAAAAGCGTAAACCCTATTTCCACCATTGAAAAAGCACCTATCGGGGCGTTGGTCTGGATGCAGGGGCATATCGGGGTATACACAGGCATGAAGAACGGCTACCCCTACTACATAGCTGCTGACGGCTCTGCTTACGGCGTGCGAGAAGTCCCCCTGCGGTGCAATAAATTCACGCACTGGTTGCTTGTAAATGATGTTTTCGACTATGAAACGGAGGATGAAGAAGTGGTAGAGAAATGCAAGGTTATCATTGATGGAAAGGAACACGTTGCGGAACGCATTTTGAAGGATGGCACTAACTATATCAAAATTCGGGATGTGGCAGACGCTATCGGCTACAACATCACAAGCAAGGGCAGTATTGCGGTACTGACGAAAAAATAACCATTTACTTGGGTTCACGAAAATGGTAGAAAAGATATGATAAATCGATTGACTTTTCGCCACACATAAAGTATAATTGAGACAATCTACATGAAATTCTGCATAGTTAAAGATAGGAGAGTGATTTTATGACAATGTTAGATATTCTTAATCGTAGATTGCCAGACTGCATTACCGTTGTGAACCACAAGGAAAAGTCGAGCAAATTCATAATTACATTTTTGTATGACGGAAAAGAAATAAATGGGGAACTTCCAAAAAACTGCGTCCCTGGAAAAGAAAAAGAAATTTGCGACTTCACTATTCAAACATTGATGACAAGTTATATGCTTAACAGCGGAGACTTAGAAGGAGCAAAGATATGGAAAGACTACGCACTTTCTCGCAAAAAGATGGGCAGACCAAAATCAAACAACCCGAAGGAAATCAAATACAGCATACGAACTGACGAGGAAACGGAGAAAAGGCTTGAAAGGTACTGTGCGGAGTACAATATCACTAAGGGGGAGGCGTATCGCAAGGGGTTAAACCTTCTTCTTGAACAGGTCGGAATTTAGAAAATAACCATTGTGTTGACCTCAACAAAATGGTATAATAACAGTACACCCTTTCGTAAAAGCTGCAATCCTAAGCTACACAAAAATCGGGAGTATATCAATTTCGGTATACTCCCTTTTTTTATGCCGTTTTACGAATTTCCCCGACCATCATATCTACCATATCGAAAACTTCATCCCCATAAGTAGCCACGAAGTCACATAAAAATTCCTCCTGTTCCAATGGGATATGTATGTTATAGGACATACAGACTGCGTGGCATAATTCGTGTATGAGCACCTTCCTCTTAAAACCGCCTACAAGACGATTTGAAAGGCAAATGCAATGCGTAGTGTTATCGGTCACGCCGACTGTAAAACTACCGTCAGAGCGGCGCAGGCAGTCTGAGGATGGCGCAACCGAAACAACACTCCATTTCACGCCATTTATCTCGAATACCATTCCATCACCCCCAATTAAAAAAGATAGGGGGAATACCCCTATCCGTTTTATGTCAGCCGATTTTCTGCAACAGCGTTGTCATTTTGGCTTTCAACAGAGTACGTTCTTCTGGTGTCATATCCGAAAGAATCTCTGTCACATCACCAGAAAGTTCCTTCATGTATGCTTCAAGGTCGCGCATCTTCTGTTCTTTATCAGCCTGAGAATTTCCCTTGTGCATTTCCTTACTTTCTGTGTAATGGCGTTTCGCTTTATCGTAGCCGCTCATCGTGGGTTCGGTGTAGTACATTCTGCCGCCCATACGGTCTAAGTCCCTGCCACGCTCCGCATCACTCTTGCTATCCCATTCGTGATACATATCTGGTGTCTGGAAGTAGTAAGGCGGTTCTGTGTAGCCTCTGCGCGTTCCTCTGCCCTTTGGTGCAAATCGACCGTCAGCGTATCTGTAATGGTCATAGAAACGCCTGTCTCCATCCTCGTAGTATTCAGATTTCAACCGTCTAAGGATTTCCTTATCTTCTTCTTCGTCCTCTTTCTCCGCCTTCTGCATAGTTTTTGTAATGACTGCTTTGTATTCGGCATCGTTCAAGTCCTTAATCATGTCAACAACCTGTCCCATTTCGGCGGTATCAACACATTCCAGACCGTTTTCCATTTCAGACCACGCCTTTTCGCAAAGACATTCAATCATTTTGTGCATTCTCTCAATGTGCATAAATTATTCACCTCCGCCAGTTGTTGTGGGGACACTTTCTCCGTTGATAGCAGATAATCTGTTATCTGGCGTACAGCAGGGATCCCCTATCATTCTGAACAATCCAGAATTATTCGTTGTCTCAACTACGGTTTTGTATCTGGTTCTTGTTCTCAAGCCAGATGCCACAACCTGTCTGCAATTACGTCTCATAAGCGGATACTGCACAGCCCCGCCGCCAATCGTAATAAAAACAGGAGCATTGATTGTAGTGGTATCGGGGATTTTTTGAGCCACCACAATACAAACTTTTCGGCAGTCTGCATAACTGCCAGCGGGTAAATCTATAATCAGATTTCCACCTGTAAAATTCACTGACTGCGACATAATGAAATTATCGCAAAGTCGGCACACATTCTTGCAAGCCATAAAATAACACCTCCTAAAAAAATTAAGGGTAGACTTCTGCCTACCCTCTTTGTATCAACCACTGCGGGCGAAGTCTGATTTAATATCAGATAGCATTTTTAGTATTTCCTTTTGGTCTTTCATTATCTTATCCAGATAATATCCATCCTGCTTATGCAATTCTTTCAGTAGCGTATCGTTCGATACCTGTTGACACGTTACAATCTGCAAAAACACAGACAGGATGGTAAGCATATCTAAATAAGATAACCCTTTATTTTGATTGTCTGTCATCAGCAACCACAACCGCAACCGTTACCATATCCAGAATAAGGATAAGGGGCAGGAACGTTATACGCAGGTACAGGCATAGGGTTGATTCTTCTAATCAATTCCGCTGTCTGCGCGTCCTGATTTGCCGCGATATAAGCGTTCTGCGCTGACTGAGAAGCAGCCAGTTCCAGCTTCTGAACCTTATCTCTCAGGTCGGCGTTTTCCTTAGCGCACAGGTAGTCGAGGATTGCTCTTGTTCCTGCGTTCTGGTTGTCGATAATGTCACGGGTATTTGTGTTCATCGTGTTCTGCAATGCACAAGTATCCTGCGCCATATCGTATCTTACCTGAGCGATTGCTTCTCTGTTCTGGCAACAGCAATCGGCAAGCTGTGCCTGCAATGCGTTCTGACCCTGCATCAGTGCAACATTGGTTGTGTTGAACCCCTGCTGTGTCTGGTAGCCAAGATTGCAGATAGCGTTATCTACGCCATGAAAACCGTTCATCAGAGTAGTGTTCTGTGCATAGAAACCATCACACATACCGTTGGAAATACCGTCCAGTTTGCCAATGATAGACTGTGTATCGAAGCCTCTCTGAATATCCGCCTGTGTGGCTGCCGTTGCTACATAGCCGCCACCATTACCGCCGAAACCGCCGAAACCGTTATTGCCCCATCCAAAAAGCAAGGCAAAAACTACGATTATCCACAGCCAGCCGCCATCGCTGAACGCACCGTCATTGCCATAACCGCCAGTTGCCGGCATTACGGGCATAGTAAAAGGTGTATTGTTTGTAGAGTTGAACATATTAGATTCCTCCTTTTGAATTTTTTTCATAAAGAGGCACCTAGGTTTTTTGCGCGCAAACCTCTAATATGCGATTACATACCAAACTTGTTTTTTATTTGTTGCATTATTTCGTCAGGGTTTACCCCTTTCTCTTTGCAGAGGTTTCTTGCCATCTGCTCTACGCCTTTGGCATCCCCCTTCTGCATCATATCAATGGCATTTTTCGCCATAGGGTTTCCCATCACTTGACTATTGTTCATCATGCTCTGTAAAAATTGTTGCGGGTTTCTTATACCGCCAAGGAGTTGAAATAAATTCTTCATTCTGCATCCGCCTTTCTTTTGGTCGATTGTGTACTGGATTTTGAAGCGGTTTTATTTACGGAGAGTTCCAACTGTTCTAATCTTTCAGACAGTTCATCAAATCTATCCATGAAAGCTGTAACCGTACCTTCCGACAGTTCAAATTTGAGATTTTCTTGAATCTGAGCCGAATTTTGAGGTGCAGTCTCATTTACTGGCTTGAAAGTTACGGTTTTAATCGTTCCGTCAGCGTTCCAAGACTTAGCAAATATTGCACTCATATCCTGCATCGGAAAGAACGCCGCCGAACCATCCATAGGCACATCATTTGCCGTTATCATTTCCACAGACTGCACCACGCGCCCATTTACGCCACGCGGCATCTGCTGTTGAAGCTGATTTACTGGCTGCACCTGTTCTATCTGCGGTTGCTGCATCCGCGTCTGTTGAAAGTATGGATTGTACCCATACTGCGGATATGCTTGCTGGATATTATAGTTCATGCTCTGATAAGGATTTGGTTGCATAGTCGATTCCCTCCTTCTCTAAAACCTCCTGCACCGCCCGAACCATAACGGACTGATAAGTAAGAGGTATCTTCATTACATCTTCACGACTGAAAATTTTCTCTAGGACTTCATCTGAAAACATTTCCATCAACCTCCTTCTACCTATATTTTCGCATAAAAAAAGAGCCAAAAGTGTCATCTTTCGCTCAACTTTCTGTCATATATTTTTTTGTTTTGTATGGGGCTTTTCTACACCAATCTTACACCACTACACCAATTTTACACCAATTTTCTAAAAATTATTCATTTGTTTTGAAAAGTTATTCAATGTTTATCTTTTTTGTATGAATTACTCAAAACCATTGAAAATAAAGTTATTAACAATGTTTTTAAAGTTATAGCAAGATATTTTCATTTTGAATAAAAATTTCAATATCATTTATTCCCAAAAATACAAGACTTTTCCAAGCTGCATGGCAATGAAAATCTCTGCCGCCCCGCAAGTAAAAAGGAAGCCTTGAAAGAAGGTTCTCCCAAGGCTCTGTATTCATTCTGTTTTTGTTTTATTTTCCGCATTTTTCCTTGAGGATTGCAGGCAAATCTGCCAGAGCAACCTCGCTCTTTTCACTGTTTGCCATATCCTTCAGCTCTACTCTGCCGCTTTCCAGTTCGGAATCGCCAAGGATAACGGAATATTTTGCACCAATCTTATTGGCATATTTCATCTGTGCCTTTACACTGCGTTCCACAGTATCGCAGTCCGCCTGAATGCCTGCCTTTCTCAGCTCATAGGTCAGAGACTGTGCTTTCAAAAGTCCCTTTTCGCCCATAGAGCCGATATAAACATCTCTCTCAGGTGTTTCGGTAATGGCACCATGCTGCTTTTCCAGAATCATAATCAGTCTTTCAATCCCCAGACCAAAACCGACTGCGCCTGTAGGCTTTCCACCGATTTCCTCAACCAAATTATCATATCTTCCGCCGCCGCATACAGTCAGCCCATCGGATACAAACTCAAAAACCGTTCTGGTGTAATAATCCAAGCCACGCACAATCTTGGGATCAATGGTAAAGGCAATGCAGTCAGAATATCCTGCACCTTCTGAAAATGTGCCGTACATTCCTCATCCAGACAATCCAGAACGGAGGGCGCATTTGCCACGATTTTCTGGCAGCTTTCCACCTTGCAGTCCAGCACGCGCAGGGGGTTCTTCTCGAAACGCTCCTTGCAGGTCGGGCAAAGCTGCTCCAGATTTTTCCCAATGAATTCCTTCAGTTCCTTATTATATCTCGCACGACATTCGGGGCAGCCAAGGCTATTGATGCGTAGCTCTACGCCCTCCACGCCCATTTCCTCCAGTAAAGCAGTTGCAACAGAGATAACCTCTGCATCCTGTGCGGCACTGTAAGAGCCAAGCATTTCAATGCCGAACTGGTGGAACTGTCTTTGTCTGCCTGCCTGTGTATTTTCGCAACGGAAGGTCGGGGAAATATAATACAGCTTTGTGGGCTGTGCGTGGTTGTGCATTCCATGCTCGATATATGCACGCACTGCACCTGACGTTCCCTCCGGACGAAGTGTCAGACTTCTGTCCCCATCATCCGTAAAGGTATACATTTCCTTCTGCACAATATCTGTGGTTTCGCCAACCCCTCTGGCAAACAGCTCTGTAAATTCAAACGCGGGCGTGCGGATTTCACCAATGCCGAAGGTTTCGCAAATGCGTCTCATTTTCCCTTCGATTTCCTGCCAAGCCTTCACCTCTGCGCCGTAAATATCCTTTGTCCCTTTCACTAACTGGATCATATATTACCTCCTTGGGGCAAGCCCGTTCTCTTTCTTTCTATCATTTCCTCTATGCGACCGATATAATCCTCGATGCTTTTTACGTTGAACACC